GTCCAGCATCAACCAACGTGTTGTATTCTCTTACTAATGTATCTCTATTAGGAATATCAACTGATGTCTTGGAAACAGAACGTAGATATTCCTCCATACATAAAGCAAGAGCCATAGCTATGTTGGACTGAATAGTCATCACCGGCACGTCAACCACTTCTGGAGTTATAACTTCAGAATCATTGCGTTTTAGAAATCTAAACATCAGAAATTGACTTTTAAAGTTCTACTAAATGTTCCGTCCACTTTAACAATAACAGAATTACGCATAGTAGATGAGAATCCTAACCCACTCAATTGATGTTCTTGGTAAGGAGTCTTCATCTTATCAGCTAGAACCTCAAATACCTTACGGTGAGGAGTTAGCTCACTGTTAAGATATTCGTTAAAGAATCCACGAACAGGCTCCGGATTCTTGCAATCATCCAACATAAAGAAGTAATGTTTATTGCCAATACCCTGCTCATCCCAATAATTGGGGGACAGCATCATCACGTCCACCTTATGGAACTTGTTAGTATCAATATTCCATAGGCTTACTGACGAATGGCTAGTACTGGGTATTAGCTCTCTTATTTGGATGCCTTTAGATTTACTGTAAGTAATCTCGGCAACCATGACATTCTCTTTATGTTTAACGGGTTTGTCATAGACAAATTGTCGGACTTCTCCATTGTGTTCTATTTCCAATGTAAATCCTGTATCAACAGATTCTCTACAATGAAAGTTATTAACATACACAACATACTTACCTTCAAGCATCTTGCGTTCGTTAACCCATATAATGTTCTCAACGGGTTTGCGAGTTTTGCCATATCCGGCATTTTCATCCACGTCTAGCTCACCACCACTTCTGCCGATTCTGTTGGAGTAATAAATTTCAAGACTATTAGGTTCAACGACATGCAAATCCAAGTCATCATAGTTAGACCATGCCAACGAACATCTTAAGAATCCTTCAGTCTGACCACCAGCAGCTCTTACTTTCTCTTTAATAGAATCAGCTACTCCTCCATTATATGTCCAAGCAAAATTATTCGGCCATTTAAACAGATTCTTAGCATCCTTGTTAACAGGAGCTGTAAGAGTTACTAAGTTATTGGACAGTTTACTTTCCATTAACACTTCTATGTTAGTGACAGTAGGTACCACATTAGCAATGAAATCATCAATGCTAATTTCAGTTAACTTGTCAAACTTCTTAGGATTGACTTTAGTGTCTGCGGCTAGTTCTTCGAATATATTTCCAGCCATTACCTTCTTGGCATCACGATTAGCAAATATAACATTGTTGACTGTTATATCCTCTAAGGCAGCATGTCTACGAGGTAGAGAATCCATAAGACCTAGTTCCTGCACTTTCTTCTGTGCTTCCTCAATCATTCTTTTAGTAACAATTGACTTAGGTCTTTGATAGTTCTCTGGAGCCATGATACGTTCGTATGCAGTCACACAATCGTCCAGTTCAAGTCCTGATGATATATTTACCAACAATGTACCAATTGCCGTATTACGAATGCGTGCACATCCTACACGATTGAAGTTTGCCCAACACCAGTTGTCTTTCTCTTCATCAGGTAATGAATCATAGTGTCTTTTATGACCCAGGAATACACTTAAGTCATTTTTAAACTGTTCTCCTCTATATAAAGCATTCTGACCTATTAAGTCCAGAACTGTTTCTATAGAATCGACAGTTAATTCCTCCAGTGCACGTTTGAACACTTCCTTAGTTGTGCGTAAAGTCCCCATTACAGCAGATACGGATTCAGTTCCTGTATACACCAATTGATTTGGCATATGATAGTAAAGATGATTCCAGGTAATTACTTTAGGACCTTGCAAACTGTCAATATAGGCATTGTTTCTATCAATTCCTAGTTCATAATCACGAGTGATAAAAACATCTACAACTGGTTTTGATTTCACTAATGCATCGAGATTTCTAGCTACAGTAGCGTAAGGTTCGTCCAGCTGTAGGTTCTCCCACATGGTTACTACTTTATTGTCTTTAATGGCGACAACTCTACCATAATGTCTGATATAATGTTTACAATTGTTGCAATTATGAGACTGTCTCTCTTCCTCCGGAAAGGAATTAAGGTAACAATCCCATAATGCGTCCTTGTCTACATTAGTCAGAAAGAGCATGTCTGCACCAGCAGCTAGTTGATTAAACTGCGCATGGACTGCTCTTTTAAACTTGACAAATTCCATAATCTTATAAAGGTTTAATATTGTCGAATATATTGTCTTCGGCTTCTACTCCCCATTTAGAGTGAATCATTACCCCTATTGGAGTTACTTGAAACACAAATGGGTCATTATTGATAGGAATAATCTTCCTTTCCGGAACTGTAAACTGCATCGTTTCATTCATTTCTTCAATAGGAGCGGCAATGAATAAGTCAGCACTGCTACATTCTTTTGAATCAGCAATGTTCACATCATGTGCCTTGGCTTTATTGAGGATATGAAAGAATGGATATGCATTCATTCTAGCCTTATTTCTACTCAAATACATAAGTCCAATATGGGAAGGTTCCTGCCTAATGAAGTACCTTCCAACCGGATAGGACATGCTATCAATAGGCATAGGGTGAGTAGCAACTTGCATACCAGTAACATACCGTAAAGGTGAACCGTTTCCGCTATAGTTAACATACTCATTTGCTTCAAGTGCTTGAGCAGTGGCCATTACCTTGGAGATTTCATCAATGTTCTCGTCAGGTACAGAACCTTTATAAGCTGATAGTCTTCCAACAACTAATCCATACTTAACATTCAGATTAATGAAATCCTCCTCCTTAAGTATCAATGAGCCAGGGAAATGTCTTTGCAAAAAGCTATAACATTTTAAGACTTTAAGGTCCTCTTCCGAAGTGATAGCATCACCTACTTCTTTAGAATTAGTAAATCCTAAAGCTTTCAGTTTGACAGCCTTATCAACTAGTTGATGATTCGGATTCAGACCCTTAATAGTCTTCATGTACTCTACAGCCATTAGAGTATAAGCTAATTGCACTTCTTGGGCTGTGAATCTCTTTGTGCCTACAGACGTATCTGTAGAAGGACTAAAATTGTTCATAATTACTTTTGTTTAACTGAACCTGGTCTGGTAGTAGCTCTCTTAAATGAATCAGATTGCTTATCCCACCAAGCCTGTCGGTCTTTAAGACGTTGTACTTTCTTCTTGTATTTCATAGGTTTATCCTATTTCGTTACTAGCATTATAAGCAAGCTTGTCGGCTTCCTTATTATGTTCATCACTTGCGTGACCTTTACACCACTCAACAGACACTACTTTATGCCTGTTCACAGCCTTATCAAGACGTTCCCACAAATCAGTATTGGCTTTCCTCTTCCACCCTTTAGTAAGAGTTCCTACAATATACATAGAATCTGTTACTATTGTAATTTCGGAAGGTTCCTTTATGGATTCCAGGGCAACTATGACAGCCATTTGCTCCATTCGCTGATTGGTGCTGTTCTTATACATCTTACTGTATTGGAATATCTTCTTGTCATCCTCTAAAATGACAAAGCCTATTCCCCCTTGATTTCTCGCAGGAGAATAGGCACCATCACAATATACCCTATACGAGTGTTTAACAGTATTCCCATTTAAAGCCATAACATGTTTTAGCTTTTCCTTTACAGCAATCAGATATGTGTCTATGAGACTTAATACCTAAAGCTCTAGCTGCTTCTCTGATTCCATTCCAGACATTAATAATTTCACCATCTAAAGACACCTGTTTAACTCTAATCTTCTTGGCTTCATTCATCTTCTCTGGGATACGACTGTAATGATTGTTATAGCACCTGGAACACCACTCCAGATTGGAAACTCTATTGTCGGTCTTAATTTCGTTTATATGATTTATATCTGTAAATCCGTCGGGGTTTGGTATAAATG